CTTTTTTTTTTTTTTGAAACTCATTCCCCTCGGGATGGTTGAATCCGTTCTGTTCTATTCCAAAATGGAGCGTCTAAGAGGGTCTAGAATCAAAAAGTCGGGTCTAGGGTAGTATATGACAGCCTAGAGAGGATGAGTGAGGAGATAGACCCCTTTAGGACTGTTTTGCCATAGTTACTACACCTAGACCCTGAGAACGGAAACCATCCCGAGGGAAAAGGAGTGAGAAATTAGAGAAGAGAGACAATCTGAGGAAATTGGAGAACAACCAAAGCATACAGTAACTTTTCACACCACTGGATTCGGTCGTTTTGCTGTGAATCAATGTCGTTCATGGAATCACAACATCATGGTATTGCCATTGTCAAACAATTTTCTAGGCGGTTGTTGTGCTCGGATAGGTCCAGCGATAATACCCCGACCCACCTCAAAGCGTACCCAATCCGGTACAGCACCCTTAACGGGGTCCACTGAACCAAAAGCGGCGTCAAATGAAGACATTGAGCGAGATGCTGAAACGAAGGTTCGTAAATTGGTCGTTCCTAACATGGCTTCGCTATCCTGATTTGAATAGGGCAAGAAAAAGTTGCGCAATCCATCACCCTTGAGCATGTATTCCGGACGAATCCCACCGTATTTCCACATAGGGAAAATCTGACCGACATTATCCGCTTGGGGAATTGTCCGACCTTGGTTCATCAGGTTGATGCCTTGAGCCACTGAGCGTTCTCGCATCATACCCAATCCGTAAGAAGTGGTTGATGCTTTGGTCGATTTGACCTTGAGAAGGAAAGAAAATGCAATGTTTGAGTAGACAGAACCGGCCTCACCATGAATAAAAGCCGTGAAATATACCGCCGGTGTGTAAAATGAAAAGGTGGGTCCTGCACTGATTTGTGGTGAAGGGAAAACCTGCATGTCGGGCCATGTTGTGGTGGTTTGGTTTGAGAACTTAAAATTGGCTTTGAAAAGGATGGAATCCGAGGCCGCTGAAGGTCCCCTATTATCCATGGTAGTCCAAGGCGCCATGTTGGTGTAAATCACTGGGTAGGGCGTTACAAAAAACTCAACAATCCCATAGGGTGAGTCCGTAGTCATAACAGCGTCTTGGAAAATGTCGCATGCCATCACTTCATGCCTAAAGCCTCCCTGCAAATTAACACGCTTTTGAATGATGGTAAGGTTGCTTGTCGAGGTTACCTCATCCCGTTCTATTGATTCCCTAATGTCGCTTACTGGCATTACTTCTTGCCCCCTTTCTTGGCGAGCCTATGAGCGGCCTTAACAGCACGCTTGAAACCGTCCTTTTTCCACTTACCCGATTTGAGTTTATAGGAACCCTTGACACTATCGAAAGCCTTGGAATACTTCTTTGAGTATGCTGATGGCTGGCGTTTGCGCTTGAGAGTGGCTATATCCCGATTCACGGCTGTTAGAGCCGCCTCACTTTCCATTGCATCGGTTGGTAAGACTTGGTTCAACACCTCGCCTTCTTTGATGTAGATTTGAAAGGCAGGTGTTCCTTGGAGCATATACATTTGATACGCAGGTATGGCAACCATATCTATTGGAAACACTATTTCACGGTCACCAAGAAGAAAGCCACCAATAGCCCCTAGAGTTGCCCCTACGGCCGACCCACCTAATGGGATTGCAGAACCATACTGTGCACCAAGTCGGCCCCATTTACGGGCGTTAGCACTACGCTCAATTATTCTTTTTTGGTCCTCTTCATCACCACTAACAGCACCCTTCAATTCTTCAATGGGGTCAGTGGAATAATAGGTTCCGTCTTTCTTGCGTGGCAACTACAACACCTCAAAGGTCCTGTTGTTGAGTCAGCATTTCGGTCATGTCGGCTTCGTTCAATTTGACAGGTTCACCGATTATCATAATATCAATCTCTAGGGTTCCACCGGCTTGAGCAACGGCATTGTTAGTCGCTACACCTATGAGTAAATCACTTACTACATTGTAGCCGTCAGGATGAAGGTCAGGTGTCCCCCAATGGGTCCATTGATTGTTTTGTGTACCGACTGCGGCACCGGCGGCATCACCGGTGATGTTGCTAGTCATTTCAAGGACGCTGATAACATCCGGTGAAGCAAGTCCTACATCCTCAATATTCTCGTATGCGGTAGTAGTTGCGAAAACCTTGATCGAAGCACGGTAGACAGTTGGAGCCGCTACAGCATCAAGAAGCAAAGGAGAGAGCACACCGTTAGGTTTTGCAGGTGCTCGGAGCATGTACCGAACCTCTTTGATACTCATGCCTTCTCGCTTGACGACATTGACAAAATCCGACAAATCAACTCGGCCATAAACCAAGTCAGCATCACCGCTTCCGTCAATATCAAATTGTAGTCTGTCTCGTAAAATTAAGTCTCTTGAACCTTTGGCCATGTCCCTTCCACTATCCGGCAATAAATAAACCTTTTCCGGAAAGAAATGGTCTCAGCTGCGATCAATATCTTTCCGGAATCCGGAAACACGCGATCAAGAATCCGGAAAAAAGGAAACACAGCGAGGCTTTATGGTCGGTGGCGTGTTGGGCCTGTTTAGCGGATATGCCAATACCGAGGGAAACACGCAATACAATGACGGACGGGTGAGACCATCCTGAGTATTGTAATTCTACACTTGCTTTCGGGTTGGCGAAGAAGCAAAACGAGTGAACAACATGTTGATGAAAATAATAATGATGAGCATAGCAATGGCACTACTTGGTGCCGCAAAGAAGGGTTCTAAACCCGTCTTTGGTCAATTGACCTTAACCGGCGAAAAGGCGGTTGATTGGGTCAAGCATGAAACGAAGGTTACTGCATCCAAGATTTGGATTGGGTCGGCGGGTCTACTGTCTGATTTTAACCTCCCCGATTGGGCGATTGAAAAAGGAATTGTCGGATTGATTTTTCCGACGAGTGAATGGGGCAACCCTTTGCTTGTTTCTCAAAAATCAATACTGAAGGTTCTTGAAGCAAAGTGTTGCGATTGGGAAGCCGCCGGAGCATCCGTCGAAAATGTCAAAATCAAGGGTGGGCTGATGGCTCAGATTACCTTTGAAGAGGATGCACCGACCATGGAGTTTTTGCGACCTGCAGATGCAAAGCAATTCGACCCATACAAGGTCGTTTTTGACTAAACAGAAAAACAGATTTCGATCTAAGTTTGAAGAATGCAAAATACGAATAAAATATTTTGGTGCCGGCCTCGGTTTCGCTTCGGCGGAATCGGGGCCTTTTTTTTTTTTTTGAAACTCATTCCCCTCGGGATGGTTGAATCCGTTCTGTTCTATTCCAAAATGGAGCGTCTAAGAGGGTCTAGAATCAAAAAGTCGGGTCTAGGGTAGTATATGACAGC